GATTTTGAGAACAATGATCCGTTCAGACGAAGCTAGTTATCCATGGTTTGCACCAGCTGGTACAAGACGTGGTGTAGTTGATAATGCAACAGGATTAGGTTACTTAGATACACTAACTGGTGAATTTATTAGTACAGGTGTTCGTGAATCTCTAAGAGACACACTATACGAAAACAGTATTAACCCTGTAGCATTTTTCCCAGGAAATGGAATTCTAAACTACGGTAACAAGACTCGTACAGCAACAGCAAGTGCTTTAGATCGTATTAACGTAGCACGTTTAGTAGCTTACATTCGTGAGAGACTAGCAGTTATTACTAAGCCGTTTGTTTTCGAACCAAACGACAAGTTAACACGTGATGAAGTTAAACAAGTAGTTGAACAACTAATGAATGATCTAGTTGCAAAACGTGGTTTGTATGATTACTTGGTAGTGTGTGACGAAAGTAATAACACACCAGACCGTATTGATCGTAACGAATTGTATATTGATATTGCAATTGAGCCAGTTAAGGCGGTTGAATATATCTATATTCCAGTTCGTATCCAAAACACAGGCTCTATTTAAGAGCCTGTAATTGGGTAAAATAGCGGTGAAAAAGAAACTAAATACTAATATAGCAGGAGCAAAATAATATGTCAGTAAGTTCTTTAAGCAAATTTACAGTACCGTTAGCTAGCGATCAATCCGCATCAGCTCAAGGTCTGTTAATGCCAAAATTAAAATATCGCTTCCGTGTAAGTTTTGAAAACTTTGGTGTTTCAACTCCGCGAAGCGAGCTAACAAAACAAATTGTGGATTTTACTCGTCCAAGTGTAACTTTCGAGGAAATTCCAATTGATATCTACAACAGTAAAGTGTACATCCAAGGTAAACATACTTGGGAACAGGTTACAGTTACATTACGTGATGATGCAAGTGGTCAAGTTGCTAAACTAGTAGGTGAGCAATTACAGAAGCAGTTCGATATGATGGAACAGTCAAGTGCGGCTTCAGGTATTGATTACAAATTTATCACACGTTGCGAAGTTCTAGACGGCGGCAACGGTGCAAGCACACCAAACGTACTAGAAACTTGGGAGTTATATGGTTGTATGGTCACTAACGTGAACTACAATGATCTTAACTACACCAGCAGTGAAGCAGCAACTATTACAGTTCAAATACGCTTCGACAACGCTGTACAGACACCAATTGGTGCTGGCGTTGGCTCAACAGTGGCTAGAACAGTTGGTGAGGTAGTTACAGGTTAATAGAGTTAGATGGCAGTTCTAAACTCTTTCCTTAACGCTCTTGCTACCGGTGACAATGTACGAGACTTTAGACATGCGTCTCGTACTTTCGTCGACGGACAATACCGTCTGTCTCCAAAACACAGATTTCTTTTCCATGTTTCTTTTGGAATTAATCCAGCTATTCAGTTTCCAGGAAGTCAACAATTAGAAGCAAGTGTTCTTGTTAAAAATGTTGATCTTCCAAGATATAGTTACGATTTAGAACAACACAATCAATATAATAGAAAACGTTTTTCTTATAATAGAATAAATTACGAACCGGTACGCATCACATTCCATGATGATAATAGTGATGTTATTCGTAATATGTGGTATTCACATTATGCATTTTACAACAATGATCCAAATTACGAAAGTAGCGGTACATATACATCGGGTGGTATATATGATAATTTGCCAGTGTCAGCTCAAAACTGGGGTTTAGATAGAAGTAGTGGTAATTTCTTTAGTCACATTAAAATTTATAGCATTTATCAAAAGAAGTATACAGAGTACTGGTTAGTTAATCCTGTTATTGAAAGTTTTGAACACGATAGACATGATTACGCTGATGGCACAGGAACACTTGAGCATCAAATGACACTTCGTTTTGAAACAGTTAAGTATAAAGCAGGAATGGTAGCAGGTGATGGTCCATCTGGATTTGCTGGAAACCATTATGATAATACTTCAAGCCCGTTAACACCTCAAGGTGGTGGTACTACTAGTGTTTTTGGGCCTGGCGGAATTGTTGATGCAGCGG